CTTTATAATCAACAACTCCATCTATTGTTTCCCGATCTTTACCTATATAAATATATGGCGAACCACTACTTGTTTTTTTTACACTTATACCATTACAATAGAACTGTGTACAAGCAACTTCCCCATTGGAATCTAGTGAAAATAAATAGTTATTTTTATCTTTTAAAGTTATAAGTCTACACATTACAGCAGCAGTATCAGTAACAAATGCATTTAAATTGTTAATTGAAAATTGAAGATTAGACTCATCAAGTTCTGCATTTTTTGGAATAGCAACAATTCCGTTATTATTAATAATAAATCCAGCAAATTTTCCACTTGTTGCAGTTATCGTACCCGTTTCATCCCATTTTAAATACTTACTATCAAATGTACCATCAGAAAGATTCAAAAATGAACCTGAAGTATTTTCAATATAATTTCTTGATTTGATGGAATCAGTAGATAATTGTGAAGCAGTAATACTATTAGTAGCAATTTTTCCACCGTTAATCGCAGTTTGGTCTTCATTAAGAAAACTTGTAAAAATAGCATTTCCTTTAAGATTAATATTTTTTGAAATTAATGTATATGTAGTATCAGTAAGAACCATATCAGACTCAGAAGAACCTGACTTAACTAACCATGAGATTTTATCAGCATTCTGTTTAACTTCTGTAATCTTGGTATTCAAAGCACCTGTAGCGGTATTAATATCATTCTGCCATACTTTACTTGATATACTGTTAGATAATTGAGTTACAATTGTTCCCATTTCAATCAAATCATATTTAACATCAAGTGGGGAAGGAGTCCATGCAGAAGATATAGTTCCTGCTTCCATTTTCCAATTATATAAATAAAATTCACCAGGGTAAAAATATAATTCCAAAATATTACTTGTTGGAATTATAATCATTTTAATTTCTTGCCAAGAAGTAGTAACATTTGCAGTCATATCTTGACATCTGATTGTTCCTGATCTATTTGACTTAATATATCCATGTATATTATATTGTTTACCTATTTCAGCAGTAGTGGTGAGTTGTAAGTATGTATCATATAAAGCATTAGAGAAATAGCCACAATCAACGGTACTACCTTTTGCACCCGTTACTTGAACTTTTTGTATCTTCATTGTTCACCATCCTTTCTGAATATTATTTTTAACCAATAATTTTAATCATTTTTGTGTATTCTTTGAGAATATCATCATATTCTCTTTCACATTTCTTTATATATAAAGGCTTTATTTTATCAAATTCAGCCAAATTTTCATCCATTTTCTTATTTTTAGCCAATAGCTCATTACAAAGCTTTTCTTCTGTCTCTTTTGCAATTTTATATGATTTTATTAAATTTTGAAGATCGGAAACCGCATGGTTACTGGGTTCAGAACCACATGAAAGAGTGATTTCAAGTTGTGTTCTTTTTTTTCTTTCTTCCTCTAGTTCCTTCTCAAGTAAGGAACAATGTTTTTTATAATATTCAAGTTCTTTACTTGTAGAGTTTTTATTTTTAATCAATTTATTTGACATTATATTCCTCCAATTAAAATAGACGCATTGGCTATGACACCAATGCGTCTATAATATTATTTCATGTATCTACGAGTGGACAATGAATTCCGACCTAAGAGCTGATTAGAATTAATCTCTCCAAGGATTTTCTGTATCTTTGAGTTTCCTGCCAGTTCGTTAGTAAGCTGTCGTGTAAAGTCTTCTGGATTATCTGTGACAACCTTATCAACATTAACATTAATGCCACCAATATCAACTGATTTGTTTGTTGAAACTGGGGTAATATTAGGCAACTTAGCACCTAAGTTATCCATATACATGTTTGGTGTAGTGATACCCTTAGAAAGATTCCAAAGTTTTTCAACTTGGTCTTTGTTAAATACTGTATCACCTGAATCAAACTGACGAAGTACTCCATATTTAGTAACAAGTACCTCTGAGCCTGGATTATCTTCACCATAAATATGAAGCCCTTTTGTTGCTGATTTAGTACCTTTACGATATCCTCCTATACCTCTTGATTTCATCCATTCGAGCATTGCGACATTATCATCATAACTACCCGTGTAGTCATTACCGAGTCCCATTTGTTCAAAATACATAGCTCTAGCACCAAAGGAAGAATCATAGTCAAGACTTTTCAACCTGTCTACTATACTAGTATTTACATTCAATTGATCTTTTGGGAAATAGTCAGGAGAGTATATCCAATCAACGCCATCTCCACCACTAGAAGAATCACTATCTCCACCGCCAATATCATCCCAATCATAATCAGGTTCACTGTAATCATCTGATGAAGATGAGTTAGATTCAGCAGCTTCTTGTTGTCTTCTCTGTTCTTCTAACTCAGCTTGTCTTTGTGCAGCTTCTTCATTAGCAAGACTAAGCATTTCCTGAACTTTGCTCTCAATACCACTAACAACATTATTAAGTGTTGTCATTGTATTATCAAATTTTGTTCCGAAATCATTAAATACAGAAGTAATATTATTATTAATGTTATTTGTATTTGTTTCCCAAATACTCTTCATACCATCGCTAAGATTTATACCAAATTCATTAGCAGTATTAGTGATAGTATCTTTAATTTCTCCGCTATGAGTATTACTATCATCAATAATCTGCTGAATAAGACCATCAAGGTTATCTAAACGAGTATTTATCCATTCTTCAGCTTGTGTCGCTAAGTCATCCAGCATCTTAGTCTGATCTTCAATGTACTGTTCATACTCTGTTTCTTCCAACTGGTCTTGTGCATCTTTAAGTTCTGAACTTATGGATTGTTTCTTAGACTGACCACTTTCAGAATTATCCCCCTGTAAAGCTAATAATCGTTTCTGTAACTGAGCAACTGTATTAGCTTGTTCAGCAACTGTCTTTTGGTAATCATGTAATGACTTCTCAGCGGATAAACTTTCTTTTTGTTTATCAATAACTTTCTGTAAAGCATCTAATAAGTCATTGTAACCATCGTTGACCAGATCCTTAATAGCATCTTTTTCAGAAATACTTGATTTGATAGCTTCTTGCTGTTTATCAATAAGGTCTTGTTTTCTATCTAACAATTCCTTATCATAAGGATTATTGACAAGTTCCTCATCAATTTTAAGAATTTCATCTTTATATTTTTGAGCCTGATTTAGATATAATTGATACTTCTGAACAAGTAACGCCTGTGCAGCCTTACCTTCAGCAGTAGTATTACCATTGTCGTCAGTAATACCTTTATCTTTTAATAATTCAACAAGAAATTCAGTTTCACTAATAAGATTCTCTACATCATCTCTTGTTCTATCAAATGCATCCCACTTAATCTGCCTGATAGCGTTATCATACTCAATAAGAGCCTTCTCAGCATCAAGAATAGAAGATGTAACAGAGTCAATAGAACTCTGCATGTCATACCAATCTTCGCTGTATTTCTCTATTTTACCAGAACCAACAGCGGAATTTAAGGCATTCATTAAAGCATTTCTTTCCTGTTTAAGTCTGTCAAGATTATCCTGTTCAACCTTTTTCATACCTTCGTTAATGGAAGTAGAAGAGAACCAACCCTTAGTGGTGATAATATCCATTTCCTTCTGAAGCTGGTCTGAATAATCTTTGAAATATGAAATCTTCTTTTCAAATTCAGAAGCTACATTATCAAACCTACTCTTAGCAAGCCCTTTTAATTCAATATTAAGTTCCTGAACAGCAGTTTTAGCATCCTGTGCTTTATCATAGAAATCCTGACAATCAGATATAGCATTCTTCAAGTCATCATCATAAATAACATCAATGCTTATAGAACCATCTGCAATCTGATTCTTATAATAGTCATCAAGACCATAAGAATTAAATGCATTCATATAGTATTCGTAAGCATCTGACTGTGCATTTATCTCATCTGCAAGTGTACTCATAGAATCTGATAATGCGTTATTACGATTGAGCCATGTAGTTGTTGTATCTGATACAACATTCTTTAGACGTGAATATGCTGTAGAAATCTTATTGATTAAGCGTTCAATCCAGTCCACATCTTGTTCTGTTTGTGAAGAGGATGAATCGTTGGAAGATGATGAATCGTCACCTGAAAAACCTTGCCATGATAAATCAATACCATTAAAAGCAGACTCAAATGATATATTCTGTAAAGCATTGTAATCATCAACCATTTTCTGCATTTCAGCAATGGCATTTGTCTCTTCATCTGCACCATTATCATACAAATATAAACCTAAATCCATATCATCATCCATAGAAGTAGCTTTTGAAGTTAATGACATTAACCCTGTTGCTGTATCTATAGTAGTCTGATAGAATTTACCCCACATACCAGAAAGATATTTAATAAGCTGATCATCAATCTTCTGTTTAGCCTGTGCGAGATTTTTATAGTTACTGAAATCTTCGCCATACGCTTCAGATAAGCCTGCAAAGAAATCATTATTTGTGTTTACAAGGTTAGAATAGAATGTACCATCATACTTAGACTTCTCAACAAGTGAGTAAATATAAGCATTTTTATCATCCTCATACACACCCTGTAACTGATCAAACAACTCTTCCTGTGAAATAATACCAAGCATATACTGACCTAAAGCGTCTTTTGCTTCTGGATACTGCTTGATAATTTTCTGCATTGAATCGACACCGATACGACCTGTTTCAGACATTTCCTTCTGAATAGAAGATAGCAAATCTGCTTCTGACTGAAGGTCTGCTAATGTTGCTGTCTTAGTCTTATCATCTGATTCTTCAAGAAGAGAAGTAGGATCAAATGTTTTGACAGGTAAATCTACCGAACTTTTGTTAGCTTCTTCTTGAGCGGCTTTAATAACTTCTTTAAGACTTTCAACTGTAGTATTCTCATCGAAAGTCACATTAGCAAGAATGTTTAAATCATCATCAGATAAGGTTGAAAGATAATTGTCAATATTTTTCATATCATCCGAACTTAAGTTTTTAGCTTCTTTTGATATTTTAGAAGATAAATCCTCTCGTTTACCTTTATCAGATAGACTATCCCAGTCATTATTCAGTCTTGCCAACGCATCAGATAATTCCTGCGAAGCTTCTGTAACTTTTTTATAGGTGTCAGAAGTTGAATCTAAGCCTTCAACTTGTTCTTTTGCTTCCTCTTGGATGTCCAATGCAGTTTTTTTTGCATCATTACGAGTTTTTTCAAGTTGTGCCTTCTTTTTCTCATACTCTTTAGTTTCTTTATTGGAAGGGTTTGATTTATTATTATATTCTTCATTTAATGTATCTAACCTAGATTGATTTAATAGCATTCTTTCTTTGGCTAGATTCATTATATCAAGCTTTGTAAGTTTTTTTTCAAATCCATCTTCGTCTACAACCGAATAATCCTTATATTCTTTAGATAAGGAAGGTGTTATTTTCTTATTAAAATATTTATTAGCAGTATCTTCTAATTCTTTTTGCTTTAAATCATGACGAGCTTTTTCAATATTATACATATTTTCCAGCTCAGTTTTCTGATTTTTGAGATTTTCTAACTCTTGTTCGTCTGTAAAACTTAAAGAATCTTGATTGTTAATTTCAGTTATTTTCTGATTTATTTCATCAAGCTGAGTTTTATAATCTTTTAAAGTTGATTCAGAATCAGAAACATCTTGTTTTAAGTTGGATATTTTATCTTTTAATTCATCAAAACTTGTCGTACAAGCGTCAACGATTTTTACGGTAGCATAAATTGCACCTATAGCAGCCGTTATAGCAAGTAATACAGGATGAGCGGCAGCAAGCGATTTTAATGATGCTCCCAATCCTTTAATAGCCGTACCAAATCCAACAGTAGCAGTAGTAGTAGTACCTTCGGCAACAGCTACGGCATTAGTAGCAGTTGCATTGGCAAATTCAGCCGTAGTGGTTTCAAGAATATTACCTGTAAGACCTTTTTGACTCAATATTGCCCTAATCTGCATTTCGTTAAGAGTTGACTCAGCAATTGATGCTTTGACAGCTTCAATAGAATAACCTGACGTAGCTTTTGCAAGTTTAGCTGCCAAGTTCGCATTTGCATTATATGTATTTTGTAGTTCTTTACTTTTATTTATTATATCATTAATTGTCTTTGTTACATCTAAAGACTCTCCAACAATTTTTAGTTGCTTAATGACTTTCATGTGAGATATAATTATATTAAAAGTAAATGGAGGTACTATATATGAATGTAAATGATATTATGGATTCTATATGTGATTTTGAATATGAAAATAAAACTCAATTTTCAAAAGAATTTGATTTGGCTTGTAGTCAAGGTGATAAATTAAAAGCATTAAATTTAATTACAGAAAAATATAATTGCGCTTTTAATGATGCTCAAGTTATTTGTGATTATTATATAGATGGCAAACCTCTTCCTAATCCCGACCTTACCCCACAGCAAATCGCCCAAGCTAATGCACAAGCACAGGATTGGTTAAATAAAGTTCATTGTCCATATTGTAATTCAACAAATTGTAAGAAAATATCAGGAGTATCAAAAGCAACATCAGTAGCGATGTTCGGTATATTCTCACAAAAGGTAAAAAAACAATGGCACTGTAATAATTGTAAGAGTGATTTTTAAGTAAGAACTAATGTTCCGAATGGTAAAATATTCCTTAATGTAGTATGATAGTAATATCAAATTACAGAGGAGGATACTATGTATACATTTAAAATTAAAAACAAAGATGGTAAAGTGCAAGAATACAACCATATCAATAAGGTCTATTATGGTCATAAAGGCGTATTAGAATACAATCTTGAAAATGAAGAAATATTTAATCATCATTATTCAGTTGGATATGATTTACATTTATATTCTGACACTAATGCATTTACCATCTCTAAGTCAGAAATTTCAATTATTGAAGTTATAAAAGAAAACTAATAATTATTCTCCCAGCTCAATTTCTATCTTTGTATTGAGTTCGGGAGAATTATTCTCCAAGTTCTTTATATACTCAACAATTGGTTTCAGTTCTCGTATTTCATTTATTTTAATCTTTATAGATAATTTCATATTGATTCACCTCACATATAATAATTTGATAAAATAACAAGTGTATAATTAAGATATTTTTAAGCAGAGGAGTGGTGAGTTTATGAACAATGATATGTCTCCAACAGAACTATGTTGGCAAACAGGTGATTATACAGATGAATGTTATTGTGAATTCTGTGAACACAGTGACGAATGTAGCGGATCTGAAGATAAAGACTGATGAGATAATAGAAAAGAAGAGTAATATAAAAGAGCAGGATTAACCTCCTGCTCTTCGTTGTTAGTATAAAGAGGACTCTTCCGTACATCGAAGAAGTCCTGGTGAACTAATGTTCACAATCTTGTTAATTTTGCAAGGTATTTATTCGTAAGAATAAGTCTTGCTGTCCGACATATAAAAATAAATATTTTATATGTGTAATTATAATAACATTATAATGTTAGTTTGTCAATTATTTTCTAAATTACTCAAATTTATCTTAAGTTGTTCAATTTCACGCTTTAATTTTTCATTTTCATTTCTATACTTATCTGCACGTGATTGATTACACTTTCTTTGTATAGATAAATAATCTAATTTTCTTTTATATTCATTATTTTCCTCTAATAGTTTATTATATTCATTAGGAAAATATGTGTTAAGCATAGTATCTTTAATTTCTTCAAATAGCTTACATTCCCCTAATGTATCTGTAGTCAAATTTCCCATTTTATATAGAATACGTGTTTGACTAATAACCTTTGCTTGGTTAATGTGAATTACACATTGTTTATTAAAACCATCAGATGTATCTACAATTCTATAATTTTTATCACCTGATTTATTGTTTATTGGATGATATCCCATATCAATATATTGTTTTTGCCCAGAGACAGGTAAAACAAAAAGGAAATCACCTACTTTCTCTATTACTACACAAGGATGTTCATAAGACAATTCTGGTGTATATGACAAATTCCAATCAACCATAAATATATCACCGACATTAATATCGCCAATCTTAGCATCAAGTGGCTTATGACACTGCTCATATCTGTCAAGCCAATCATTCATACTTTTAATAAATAATCCTGTTTGGTATGATTTTGTTCTTTCGAACTTATTTATCAATTTTGAAAATAACCCAAAGATTGATTTTGATACAGTAATATTTTCATAAGATAGAGTATTCTTACATTCATCTATATTATTTCTTAACTGTGTTTTTAATTCTCGTATTGGTATTTGCATATAGAATTCCCCAATCATCAATATATAATAATGATATTATATACCAATATTTGGCATATATCTACAAGAACATTTGTTTAATATTTTCATACTTGACAAAACATTCACCTGAATGTAAAATTCACTCAAATGAATGTAAGAGGAAGGTAATATGAAAACAGAATTTTTTAAATTATTAACAACATCTAACATACTCAAAGAAAGAAGAATCAATCTTAGATTAACCCAACAAGAGGTCGCTGAAAAAGCAGGAATTTTACCTCAACAGTATCAAAAATTTGAAAGTGGGGAGCGTAAAATAGAATCAGCCACTTTCCAAACTGCTTGTAGGGTAATTGAAGCATTAGATATGGATATTACTAAATTCTATCATAGAGAATATTTATTAAACGATGATAAAATAACGCTCGATATTGAAAAGGATAATATGTAATGATTTACAATTAATAATACAACTAATTTAGATATCATGTAAGGGAGTTACATTATGTTTAAAATCCATTATTGTCCTAATTGCCACCGAATTACCTACACGCATTATATAAAATGTATATGCAGAACATGCAACATTGAATGCAAAAATCTTGATATAGAATTTGAAAAATTCTTCTCAATGACGAAATCCGAAAGAGAAGAGTACATTAACTCACAATTA